CGGTAGTCCAACCTGCGTCCAAAAGGGCTGCTGGTTCTGCAACCAAGCGTAGACGGGGAACAGCACAACTGACGGTCCGTCGTCCTTCTGTTGGTGGATACAGTGGAGGATCGGGGGTGAACGTCCCTAAATAGGAATTACAACTATGAGCGTTATATCACTACAAAAAAACACGCTGATGAGCGGAGTTACTGCCAACACCACAGGCAGCAGTCATGGAACGGAACACGCTAAGGGCTGGACGTTCTCCATTGTTGCTGAATCGGTGAGCAGTGGTGCTACTGTGGACATTCAGGCATACGTTGGAGCGAACTGGTACAGCATACACGAAGAAGTAATTACAGCTACTGGTGCGTACATGGTCCGTGACGACGAAGGTCATTACGAGAAGATGCGTGCCAAGGTCAGTAACTATTCTGACGGTACGTACACAGTCTACGCAACAGGTACAGCTAACTCACTCTAGCGTATGAAGCTACCGTCCCTTACGACAGATTCTGCTTCCAAATTTTCGAGGCTACCTAACAAATTTAATAGGTTACCCAACAGGTTTACACGGTCGTCAAACCTTGTACCGACTGTGCCTGTGGGTGGAGACATTAAAGGGACGGTGTTGGTACGTATTAGCGCGACCGCTACACCAACACTAAGCGTAACACGTTCAGCTACTGCATCCGTAACAATTACTGCAACAGCAAACGGTCAACAAACAGACCAACAGTATTACCGTTCAGCCAACATATCGGTAACGATTGAGGCAACGGCAGATGGAGGTTTAACAACACAGACTCACAGCGGTACAGCGTCCTGTCAGGTTAACCTTAGTGCAAGTGCGATTGGCTTTAATCCGAATACGGATATTCCTGACGAAACAGCTAACGGCAACCACATGACAATAAACGGTAGTCCGACATTTAGCACGGACGCTGCTGTTGGTACACGGGCATTTGACGTAGGCAACAGCGACTACGGTTTAGTCGAAAATTCGTTTCAAGATACTTTCCGATCACCGTTTAGTTTCAGCGTTTGGTACAAACCCGATCAAGCAGATATAGGCAGCAACGTTGACTACTTACTTTATACAGACGTAAACGGAACAGGGGATGACTATTACAGACTCTATCATTTTGGTAAGAAGCTACGCTGGACAACAGACATAGGGTCTAGTCCTTCTACCCTTGTAGACACTGCGTCAGATGTTTGGTCATCCTCATCGGTTTACAAACATATCGTGGTAACAGTAGCAAGTGACGGTTCCCCTACATTTTATATTAACGGGTCCGCTGTTTCGATGACCACAGACTCAACGCCCGAAGACACGGACATATCTAACTACACAAACACATCTGGCTTTAGAATCGGGAGTGGAGTTGAAGGTATATTTGATGACGTTTCTATGTGGTCTACCGAACTAACCAGCACACAGGTCAGCAACCTTTACAACAGCGGTAACGGCACAGACCTAACAGGTAGTAGTAATCTCGCTGGTTGGTGGAAGATGGGTGATAGTAATGTAACCTCTACAACACACTCAGGAACAGCAACAGTTTCTGTAGGCGTTACAGCATCTGCTAGTGGCACTCACATTCAGAGCGACGAAAGTATTGTTGAAGGATTGACAGGTAAGCTCTGTTGGTTCGACGCTAACGATATTACTGGTTCCAGCAACGGTGATGCTCTTTCTAGTTGGCCTTCCAGACATGATAGTGGGGTAAGTGCATCTAACAGTACATCATCCACCCAACCAATCTATAACACTAATCAGGTCAACAGTCTGCCAGCAGTAAACTTCGATGCTGACTACCTAGAGGTTAATTACGGAAGTAACACTACTCAACCCGTTACCGCATTCATTGTATGTGCGTATGATGTTACTAGCGGAGGCGGTAGCAACAATGCTTTAGACGGGCGTGACAATCCTAGTGGTTACAGGGCAGTCAACTTCTCAATGCGGTCAACAGGTTGGGGTAGTTACGCTGGCTCGTCATGGATGGCACCAACAAGCGGTTCACCTGATACTGACTGGCATTACTTCACAGTCTATCTGAACGGTGCTTCCAGTTATGTCCGTAAAGACGGAGCCAGTCACGCAACAGGTAATCCAGGAACACAAGGCACTAACGGACAGATTCTGGGTATGTGGAAAGGCAAGAACACCTCCTACTACATGAACGGTAAGATTGCTGAAGTGTTGATCTTTGATGGCACACTTTCCGACACAAACCGCAACACCACTGAGAGTTACCTAGCCGATAAATACAATATCTAATGGCAAAGCAATATCTACTGCTCGACACTGTTTCTGAATGGGACGCTGCCAATCAACAGGCTGAAGAGGCACTAGGTATACCCAACGCCAATGCTGCTGAATACGCAGAACGTCACACCGTAAACAACCCAGAACATACTGACTATGGCAAACACATCCTGCCCGTAACGGAGGAAGTAGCCCATCTATTCAGCAATCAAACACTTTTAAACAATCCAGATGGTGAGTGGTACACCGATCCAGACGGAATTTAACAAACACAATAAATAACAGGAGACATAACTATGTCAAAAGCATCAAATTACGTTGAGAACCAGATTCTCGATTTTTATCTTAACCAAGGCACGGGAGCAGGAGGTTCTGTTACTGCACCTAGTACCATCCACCTTGGACTTTTTACAGCTAACCCAACGGAAAGCGACGAAGGTTCAAGCGGTGGAACAGAAGTTAGTGGAAACAATTATTCCCGTGTGGCGATTACCGACAAGTTTGATAACGCATCGGGTGACGGCACACTTTCCAGTAACGCTAATATTACTGGCTTTACAGCAACAGGAGGAAATTGGGGAACTGTCACAGGCGTAGGTATATTCGATAGTGCCTCTGGTGGTGAACTACTATTTTGGACTGCACTAGACAGTTCCGCTACCGTCAATAATGGTGACTCGTTCCAAATCTCCGCTGGCAACCTAACTGTAACCGTAGCCTAACAACATCATGCAACAGGAAGAGACTGCACAGAATCTATATTCGCAACTGGAAAACCAGCGGTGGTCCTTCCTTGATCGTGGAAGGCAAGCTTCCGAGTTAACTATTCCATACATTCTACCACCCGATGGAGCGAATCACGCTACCAAGTACTACACTCCATATCAGGGTATTGGGGCGAGAGGTGTTAACAATCTAGCAAGTAAGTTGCTGTTGGCACTTCTTCCCCCCAATGCTCCCTTTTTCCGACTGACCATTGACAGGTTTGAGTTGGATAAGGCCAAGTCTGAACTTGGTGAAGAAGGCGGTGAGCAACTACGTACTGACCTTGAGAAAGCACTGGCAGAAGTTGAACGGTCTGTCATGCAGGAAGTTGAAGTGGAAGCATTCCGTGTTGGAGTGTTTGAAGCACTGAAGAACCTGCTCATCACAGGCAACACTCTGTTGTATCTACCTGACGAAGGTGGGATGCGTGTGTTCCGTCCTGATCGGTTTGTTGTGAAGCGTGACCCAATGGGCAACGTAACGCACATAGCCACCAAGGAAACAATAGCACCCATGATGTTGCCAGACAGCGTCAGGGACGAAGTGTACAAGGACAGCGGTAAAGAAAACACCTGTGACCTGTACACGGCTATCTGTCGTCGGGACAAAAAGTTCATTGTCTACCAAGACGTTAAAGGCATTACCATTGAAGAGAGTTACGGTGAATACCCACTGGACAAAGTACCTTGGTTACCACTCCGTTACACCCGTATTGACGGTGAAGATTACGGACGAGGCTTTGTCGAGGAATACATGGGTGACCTGAAGAGTCTTGAAAGCCTTACAAGGGCGATTGTCGAAGGTTCAGCCGCTGCTGCCAAGGTGTTGTTCATGGTCAACCCTAACGGGACGACAAGGGCCAAGACACTTGCAGAAGCAGCCAACGGTGCAATCGTTCAAGGTAGTGACGCTGACGTTAGTGTGTTGCAGCTACAGAAGTTCAACGACTTTCGTGTGGCTCAGACCACAATGGCAGCAATACAGGAACGACTAAGCCATGCCTTCCTACTCAACAGTAGTGTTGTACGGGACGCTGAACGTGTTACCGCTGAAGAAATACGTATGCTCTCACAGGAGCTTGAAGCTGCGTTAGGCGGTCTGTACTCAATTCTTTCACAGGAGTTTCAACTTCCTTTGGTCACCAGCCTCATGGCTAGAATGAACAAAGAAGGACGGCTCCCCAAACTTCCAAAAGACATAGTCAAACCAACCATTGTAACAGGGGTTGAGGCTTTAGGTCGAGGTAACGACTTGAACAGGCTTGACATGTTTCTGGCGGGAGCCACTCAAGTTGTTGGACCAGAAGCTGTTTCTCAGTACGTCAATGTGGGTGACTATTTTAAACGCAGGGCAACTGCTCTGGGTATTGAAACGGAGGGACTAATCAAAAGCGACGAACAGTTACAGCAAGAAGCACAGGCTGCACAGATGCAGCAGATGGCTGAAAAGCTGGGTGGTCCAGCCATTAACGCAATGAGTCAACAGGCTATGGCACAACCAGACGCTGAGCCACAACAATAAGGAAACAAGAACAATGGCAGAATTAAGCCGTGTAACGATAAACGAACTAACACCTGGCGAAGTAGAGCCAGCCGAACAACCAGCAACTGAAGAAGCTGCTCCCCAAGTCCCACACAACACAATGACTCAAGGCGAGTTACCGTTGGAGACTGAAGAGCAACAGCCACACCTAGCTGACAGTTCAGAGGAAGAAGGACAAGACCCTGAAAAGGGTGGACTGGAAATACGCAAGGACGACCGTCCTGAATGGTTACCTGAGAAATTCAACAGTGCGGAAGACATGGCTAAAGCCTACTCCGAGTTGGAAAAGAAGATCGGTCAACCACAGGAAAAGAACGACAACAGCGAGACAGTTGGTGAAGGTCAGGAAACAATCCAGAATGCCAGCGTTGAGTTTTTCGAGAAAGGTGAACTGTCCGAAGACACATACGAAGCACTTGCCAAGGCAGGTCTGAGTCGTGAGTTGGTAGACAGTTATGTTGCTGGTCAGTCGGCTTTAATACAGAACGAGCAGGACGCTATCCGAAACGTAGCTGGTAATGACTACGATAAAATGTCCGAGTGGGCAGGTAAGAACCTCAGTGACGACGAGATGAGAGCGTACAACGACGCTGTTACATCAGGTACTATCGACCAAGCCAAGTTCGCTGTGAGTGGACTGTATGCCCGTTACAAGGCTGAGAACGGTAACCAACCCACGTTAACAATGGGTAACACCGCTGGCTCTGGTTCAATGCCATTCTCCGACATGCAAGACGTTCGTCGTGCCATGTCTGACCCACGTTACAAAGCAGGTGACAAAGCCTACCACGCAGAAGTGGACAGGAGGTTAGCTGTTAGCAATCTTTAACCGAAGGAATAATCATGCAATTCGTACAAGCAAATTGGGAAGCAATACTTCTCGTACTTACGTCGGCTGTTGCCCTAGCATCTGCTGTGGCAGCACTAACCCCAACACCAAAGGACGACAGTATAGTCAAGAAGGTCTACGGACTACTCGACGCACTGGCGTTGAACGTAGGCAAAGCCAAAGATAAGTGAGTTTCCTCACAACGATACTACGTACAATCTTTGAAGCACTTTTTAAAAACGTCATCAATGAAGTTAAAAAACCAGTTAAAGCTGAAGACGCTCCTAACAGCCCTGATCGTGACCGCTTTCTTGAGCGGATGCGGGGCTTCGAGGGTAGTCTTCATCGACTCCCAGAGTCAAATCTTTCGAGTGGGACCAAACGTAAAAGGTAAGGTCTACCACTGGAATGGCGAGGAGTGGCAACTAAGCGGCAACAAGGTTGAGTACCCAGAGGGTCACTTTGTTGGCGGGTTAACTCCCGAAGACGACGACTAACACTTTCACGAAACAGGCATTAACGAATGTCACAGCCCCGTGCGCGGGACAACTGTTGGACAAGCGAACGTGCAATGACGTGGCTACAAACCCACAACAATCATTCAATATAGAAAGGCCATATCATGGCAAATTCAGACACATCCCCATCACGGGTAGGTTTAGTTGAAGGTGGTTCCGACAACCAAGCGTTGTTCCTCAAAAAGTTCAGTGGTGAGATTCTTACCACGTTTGAGGAAAAGAACATCATGAAACCCCTCCACACTATCCGTACTATTCAGAACGGTAAGTCCGCACAGTTCCCAGTGACTGGTGTAGCAACAGCTTCATACCACACACCTGGACAGAACATCGCTGACAGCGGTAACAGCTACCTATCCGATATTAAGAAGACCGAGAAGGTCATTAACATCGACAAGGTACTTCTTGCGTCCACGTTCCTTGCGAACATCGACGATGTAATGAACCACTATGACATTCGCAGCGTCTACGCTAACGAGCTTGGTAATGTACTTGCTAACCGTTTCGACACTGCTGTCATCAAGACGTTCATAGCTGCTGCCCGTTCTTCTGCTAACTTATCACAAACTGGTAAGACTGGTGGACAGTACGACGTTAACGCTGAAAGCTTCACCGTTGACACGTCTGACGACACGACAGCACTAACAGGTGCAAAACTAATTGCTGCCTTGTTTGCTGCTGCTCAGAAACTAGACGAGAATGACGTTTCCGAAGACGGACGTTTCTGTGTTCTCTCCCCTGAGAATTACTACAAGCTCATCACTGGCGGTACTTCTGGTTTCCAAATCACCGTAGCTAACAGTGCTGTGAACAAAGACGTTGGTGGAGAAGGTTCTATCGCCAACGGTACTGTTCCACAGATTGCTGGCATAAGCATCCTGAAGAGCAACCACATCCCAACCACCGACTTGTCTTCGACTGCTACTGGTGACGGAGCGTCGAACAATGACGTATTCGGTTCAAGCGGTGCTGGCTACAACGGTGACTTTAGCAAGACTGTAGGTTTTGTTGGTCATTCCTCCGCTGTTGGTACGGTCAAACTACTCGACCTTGCTACTGAGTCAGAATACCAGATTGAGCGTCAAGGTACATTGTTCGTTGCTAAATATGCAATGGGACACGGTGTACTTCGTCCTGAATGCTGCATTGAACTGGTCAAGTAAGAGCTTGATCTAATTTTGTCGTTACCCTCCATTGTGGGGTTAGGTAAGGTTTGTTTTATCATCGTTTTCCTTGTCC